AGCGGGCGCGAAACTCTCGGGACTCTCAGGCGTTCCGGGTAAGTCGCCAGCTAAAGCGGCGGCGCGGAGCCACCAGAAATTCCCGCTCCGAACCTATCTCAATCCGCACAACGGCGTAGAAATCAAAATTCGATTGGGGACTGACAGCAAGTATAAAGAGTGGGTGAAGCAATACGGGAAGGAAACAGTCGAGTCGTGGAAAACAGCGACTGAGGCTTAACAGTCGCCGTTCCAGAAGGGGAAAGGTAAACCCGGCCAAGTGCCGGGTTTATTGTTTGGTCAAGCCAACGCATGGAACCGTAGTGTCATAGCCAACGATGTTGGCGCTAGTAAGGGTTAGGGCGCTGAGGTCCATCCCTCGGGTATAAGAACCGCCCGGCAAGCTTGAGTCGGCGAATAGTACACAAGCTAGCGTCGTTGTCCCCGCGCCTAACCGCGTCATCGCATCGCTGATAGTTACGGCCGCGAGCGGGGTTTGATAGAACCCGCTCGCTTGGTTCAACCCTACACATGCAGGCGTCGTACTGGTGGCGTGCCACGCCACATAGTAAAGCCCCGCCGGGAGCGTAACCGGCGTCACCGCTACGCTGATACGACCCGTCGCAGTCGTTGGAATATTCGCGCTAGACAAGCAAGCGCCGAGCTTGCCCGCCCCCGTGAATGGATAGATACCAATGTCCATCGAGGTTCCGGCCGAGGCTGTCCGTACTGCCAAAACGATGTGATCGAACGTCAACGAGGATTCAAGTTGCACGAGGCTGAATTGCGTCCGTACGGTACTGTTAACCACCGCCGTGTAAGAGAACGCGCCGCTACTTGAACCCATGTAAAACGGGTAATCGTTGCCGCTAATGATGGCTGCGGCGATGCTGCCAGTACTGCCACCACTTGCCGCCGCCCAAGACGGAACACCCGCCGCCATCGTCAGCACCTGTCCATTGCTCCCGGCCGCAAGCCGGGTCGGCGTACCCGACGCGCCGCCGTAAATGATGTCCCCCGAGGTCGTCATAGGATTGGCAAACCCGGTCGCCGCCGCCCACGCTACAGCGCCAGCCACAACCGATAAGACAAAACCGTTTGTTCCGACTGCCAACCGTCCCGGCGTACCCGAGGCGCCCCCGGTTATCAAGTCGCCCGCCGTGGTCATGGGGTTAGCCATGCCCGAGACAACCCACGCCGACCCGTTCCAAACATAGGTCGCGTCGGTGGCCTTGTTCCAGACGCGCAAACCTTCTTGGCGCACGCCCATTGTGATAGGGGTTCCGCTGGAATCGTTGCCCGGCACGAACACCCAACCCGTACCAAAGTACCCGGCAAGGCAATTCGCCCGGCCCGACCATGCCCCGGTTGGACTCGCGCCGAGAATGTACGTATCCCCCTGCGCGGGCGAACCGGGCGGCGTATTGAGGCCGACACTGACAACCCCGGATAGCAGCACCTGGAATTGGTTCAATGCGCTGTTGTGGATTATCTCGGGTTGCGCCTGTTGTCCGGCGAGGTACGAAATGCCGAGGTCTGCGGATGTAGTCATGGGTTCCCCTTACACGGTCGCAATGGCGGGGAAACCCCGGCCGCGAACGTCGCTTAGTTGGTAGACGCGGAGCGTTATCGGATTGCCGGGCGTTAACCCGTCGGCCGTTTGTTCGGCGGCGGTATAGCTCGCCGTTGGCGTGGTTGCGCTTATCGTGCGAACAACGCTCGCGCCGCTATAGATGTCGATTTGATACGCCTCGCTCGCCTCGCCCAAAGGAACCGGGCCGAGGCCGAGGCCGGGCGCTTGCAGGCGAGTACGCCGGACCCATGACAACGTGACGTTATTCGAACCGTCACGGACCCCGGCAACGTGAACCGGGGAACGTGGCATTTTCCCAACGCCGTTATTCGTGAACGCTTGCGCGGCCGTATCGACCTCGTTTGTCAAAATGCTCACGGGCTTGAACAGTCGCGAGTAATACCAGTCGGCCGGGCCGAACTCGGTACGCCCAAGCGTGGTCGAGCGCAGCAACACGAACACCTCGTTAGCGCCGTGCGTGGTGTTCGCCTCGGTGCCGAGTCGGCCGCGTAACAGGTTGCTCAGTTGGTAGGTATGCGGGGCGGTAAGGGTCGCGGTAGCAAACTGGATTATCTCGCCGCCCTGTCCGTTGGCCGGACCTAACCACGCTGCGTTATACCCAGCGATAATTAAATCCTCGCTCATGCTTTCGAGGGTCGCGCCGGGGTAATCGAGGACAACGGTTAGCGAGTTGCCCCGATCCCAAAATGCCGTCGGCCCGGTGGGCAATGCGACGGCGACGTCACCGATTACCGACCGGACGCCGACCTTGCTCATGCTGGTATAAGACGACCCGCCGTCAATCGAGCGGCGAATGTCGGCCCCACGCCACCCGGTATTCTCCCCGGTGACGACCCAATAAAAACCGGTGTCATCGTTGCCGTCTTGAACGATAGGCATATCCATAAGCACGAGCCGCGTAACGCCGGGGAATTGCACCACGTTGGACGGGATGTTGCCGTTCGTGCCGAACGCGTCGGAGGTGTAAACCTCGGGGTCGTCACGTTGCGCGGTTATGGCGTTAACCCCGTTATCCCCGCGCGTGATTCGCACGATCTTATAGGGCAGGGTTTGACCGTCCACAATGACGCCCACGACGTCGCCCGAGGATCGCCGCACCCACTTATCAGTCACGGAAAAATCGACGCTACGGCGGGCCGTCCACGCTTCCCAAAGGGTACGGTCGGCAATCCGTCGCGCCTCGTCGACGTCGATAGTCAACGGCAGTTCAACGCTTAGGATGTTTTCCGCGTTGCCCAAATCCTTAAACGCGCGTTGCGAATTGATTTGATAATCCAACGCCGGGTCGAGGTGGGTTAGCGAAACTTCCTTGGGCATTTCTAGGGCGGTGACAGTTTGAAAGCGCGCCGGTTCGGTGGTGTTGTCGGCGCCTTCCACGGCGCCCATATCGCCGACCGGGATTACGCCTTTCATGCCCGCGCCACGCTTCACACACCGCACCTGTCCGGCCTGCTCCGCGAGGTCGAAATTGTAGGCAATGGCAAGCGGGGCCAATACGCCGCTCGCTTGTGCCGCCCGCGCAATGACAAGCCCGCGCAGTTCATCGCTTAACCCGGTGATCGATATGTCATGAACCCCGACCCGGCGCGCGATGTCTTGCACCACGGCGGCGACGTTGGTTGTCGCGCTCCCGGCAATCTCGACCTCTATGTTCGGAATGCGATTGCCGAAGTCGGCCAACTGCAAATCCTTAAACACGATATAGGAAATGTTCCGATAAGCCGGGGTCGCCGGGTTGATCGACTGAATCCAGCTATCGCAAACCTGTACCGCCGTCCCCGGCCAAAAGTGCATTTCCTCCATGACCGAATGTGTGCCGCTGGCCTTTGTCACAATCTGGCCGTTAACCGGGTCGACGGCGGGGACGGTCAACCCGGTGGCGTCATAGATCAGTTTCGAGTTTGCCCAAATCCGGTTAACACCAACCATCGTCCCGGCCCCCATCGCAAGGGCGAAACTGACTCGGTAGCTGTAGTTCGTTTGGGTTGCCCCGCCGCCGCCGCCTTTGCCGCCGCCTGATTCCTCTTCCTCGGCGGTTTCGATTAGGCCGGTCGACCAAATCACGTTCCCGCTTGCGCGGTTCTCGGGGCCGTAAATCAGCGGAATCGCATTGCCATATGTCGAGACGATAATTTGTTTGTCTTGCAGGCGCGGCCCCTCAAGTTGCGGGCCGTCGGGCGGGTCGATAATCCCGCCGACAGTCATACCAATTTGCGCGCCATAGATCGCGCCAGCCGGACCACCACCTACAAAGAAACCGATAACGGCACCAGCAGCGGCGCCGACAACTTGCCCGACGCTACTCATAGACAACCCTCAAGGTTTGGATACCGCCACCAACTTTTCACCCGCGCCAGCCACTCGGGGGAAAGGCCATGCTCGACCACTCCGCCCGCCTCGCTATAGGAATGAATCAACGTTGAATCGCCCCGGCAATCGCTCGCCAGAATCGCAAGGTGCATCGGCAAATCATGTCGCCATTCAAGCCAAGCGATGTCCCCGCATTGCGGCTCAAATTCCAGGGGGCGCAGAAACAGCCGCATCCCCTCGCCCATCCGACGCGGGTTCGGAATCCGGCTATAACCGCCGAACCGTTCCCATGCCTCGGCGTCCTCGGGAAGTGCGCCGGTTGCATGGCCGACGCCACGAATCAACCCCACGCAATCCACACCAACCCCACGCATTACCGCTTGATGGTGGTAAGGCGTGCCCAACCATCGACGCGCCTCTAAAACGATTTGCTCGCGCATGGCTACCCCTTCGCGTCGGGAAATTGGTTGATCGAATCGGCGCCGGGCACGTCGGGGAATCCGCCGTAATCAAGCATGTCCGCATTGAACCGGAGGTGGTCGGCCGGGGACTTGTTACAACCGGGGGTCGCGGTGTAGGTGTCGCCAACTTCAATCGGGAACAGCAACGGCGACCACAGTACAAAGGTGCCGGACTCAAACCGCTTGATCTCGCTCGACGCGCCCGCGTTCGGCCCACTCGTCCACGTCAAAATCCCGAGGTCGAATTCTCCCGCCGCCTCGGTGCGCGTGTTGTCGATTACGATTCGTCGGGTCGATTGATTGCTAGCGGCCGGGACCGCTGTACTCGTGGCCGAACCGGCAACGGTGATCGCCGCCAGATTGACCGGACACCGCGCGTCAAGACTTGAGCCGAAGCCGTAGCGGCACGACGGGGTAAAGATTTCGAGCAATCCCTTTTGTCGAAGGTTGGCCGAGCCGGTCAGGACTTCGAACTTAAACCCTTCGATTCCGTGGGTCATGGTGCCAGTCGTACCGGCCATTAACCGGAATGGAGTCTCGCCGCCGTGGTTGCCCCACGGGACCATCCAGACTTCGAATCTCGCGAAATCGAACAGGCCGTTGTATAGGTCTTGCTCACTGATACCGACGTCGGAAATGATCCCGAGCAGTTCCATATTTCCGCTCGCGCCGATGGTCGTACTCTGTTCGGTGGCCGTGGCACTCAAGGAATTACAAGGGCTATGCACCACCCCCCGGAACGTCAACGGCCGGTCGAGTGAGGTGTAAGCGAATACCTGTCCATCGGTGCGGGTAATCGTCCACGTCTCGGCCCATTGCGTGGTGCAAGGGATGTACTCGGCGAGGACGAGCGCGGTCATTTGGGTTATTGGTGTATCGGCGTGGAACTCGACTAGGGGGAGCGCGACGAATTGCGTTCCACGAATCGGCGGATTAGGCGCGGCCATCACCAGCGCGGCGAATTGGGTTTCCCGAATGTTCGGCAAGGTGCCGCCGAGAACCAGCGCCGCCAATTGCGTGTCCCGCGTATCGGTGGCGCCGGACTCCAACACGAGCAAAGCGGCTTGTGTGTCGCGCACCTCGGCCGAGGCTGGGAAAGCCGCCGTATCGCCGTTGGTGCCCACGGCGACGTCATCAAATCCTTGTGTGCCTGTTGTCGCCCAATTGCCTACGCCGATCCAGCCGGTCCCACTTATTGCGGCGTTGGTTGTGTCGACGTTCCACGTACTCGGCTCGGGGTCAAGTTGGCTGTTCCATACCCGCGCCTTGATCGTCGTTCCGTTAACACGAAAGCGGAGGCCGTAAAAAACGTTGTTGGCAATCGTGAAACTGAATGTCGCGATGGTGGTAAGCGTGCCCCCGGACAAACTCGACACGCGAAATTGAGTGTCGTTGATGTTGTAGAACACATAGCCAGTTTCCGAACCCGCGCTACCCGAACCGCGCAGAATCAACCAAACCTGATACGGCTGAAAATAGGCATCGGTACGGAACCGAACAAAGATTTCCCCGTTGTCCCGGTTGGCGTCCCCGTCTACATCGTTCCACGACAACAGCCGGTAAGCGGTGGTCGTGCGCGTGTGTTGCAGGTATTTGCCTTGCGTTGTGGGCGCACTCGCTTGCACGGTCCACGTCGAACCCGTCGTTGTCCAGCGCTGAGTCCAGTTCGCCGGAGCCGCGCCCGTAGTGTCGGAGCCAAAGCTTGTCGAATAGACGGCCATCGTTAGGCCGTCCGTGCGACTTTGAATTGCAGGCTATCAACCCCGGACGGGGTAAACGGGGCAGCGGTGGCCGGGTCGGTTTGGAACACGTCTTGACGGTAGGTGTAAATTTCGGTCAACGGTTTGTCGACACCGGCCGAGGTCGACGCGCCCGAGACAATGGAGACTTGAGTGTTAGCCGTACCGGCTTCGGTCTTGCGCGCACGCTCGACCATGACAACGGCGTTCACTACGGAAATCCCGCCCGGCAAATTCTGCAAACCGAACTGAGACACGAGGCCGGTAGTGGCGGCGGTAATGTAATCGGTGTCGTCGTTGGGGCTTGCCTCGTCGATACACAAATACCCGGACGCGGCACCTACGGCGGTCCAATCGGCGGTCGCCGTATTGGCGTCGGGGAACAGAGTTAGAACGCGGCGGTCGCCTATAAACGTGTTGTTGTAACTGCTCGTGTTGTCGTAACAGAACACGTCGTCGAGGTCGGTTCGATCAAAGTTGTTCGACCCCCCGGTGCCCCCGCCGATATACACCTGAGAGCATTCGGTTAACGCGGTGTTGCAGGTATCCACACCACTAATGGACAAGACCGTAACGCCGTTCACCCGGACCTCTACCGTCCCGACGGTCTGACTAAAGAACACCACGCATTCGATGTGCTGGTATGCGTTGGCGACAATGACCGGCACCGACGTTATGCCGAGCGACGTACCCGACCCGGCGTTGCCTCGCCACGCCTCGACAGTCCCGGTCGACTGGCAACAAATTATGATTTGTGTAGCGTTCGCCGCGTCAGCGAATTGGAATAGGCGCTGTGCATTGTTGCCGGTGGGCAGCGCCGGGAGATAAAACGCGCCGCCGATTCCGACGGTGGTTTTCGCTCCGCCGAGGACGCGCCGGATGTTGGTAGTCGACGGGGTTGTACCGCCCGATTGCCGGATGTGATAAGTCCCCGTGCGCGGGTTCGCGCTGGAAATAGTCACCGACCCGCCGACCTCGGCCCATGCACCGTCGAGCATTTTTGTAGTGGTTGTTCCGTAGTGGTCGAATCCATCACACCAAAGCAAAGCCATATGTCACCTCTAAAATCAGCAAGGGCGAATTTCGATTAGGACCAAATCGGCAAAGCCGGAAACGCCGTAGTCCTGTAGCAAGCCATCGAACGATTCGTCCGACTCAAACCGAACCTCGACGTCGTACAGATACCCGGCGCGCACGACTGCGCCAGGCGCGGGCGGGGCGCTAAAGGTGACGACGCCGGTTGCCCGGTCGACGGTCCAGAAAATCGGAGTTAGCGGGGTTGTCCATGTCGTCGGGTCGGTGTTGTTGATCGAAACCTTGACGGTCGAAACAACCGGGTGAACGACCTTGCGCGTGTAGCTTTCGCCGCCGCGCGTGTAGGTTTTCAGTAGCTGGAATGCCACGGTGATTCCGTCGCCGGTTCCCAAAACCTGATCGCTGAAAGTTGTTCCCGGTATTACGTTCGGCCGATCCAACGCACACGACGCGAAGTCGAGCGGGTCGCGAAACGGAAAGCTGCGCAACGGGCCGCGCATGATTAGCCAGTGATCGCGCACCGCCTCGTAAACGTCATGGTTACGAAACGCTTGCGGCAACGTGTACCGGCTTAGCGGGTGTTCCCATCGCTGGTTCGCCTGCTCCGCCCCGGAATCCGAATGCGTAATGGACGTCGACCAACGCGGCGAACTCATGCACGGATAACCGGGAACGCAACGGTCTAAATAGACGTCGAGAAATCGGCTCATGTTTGGCTCATTTGTTGTTTGGCGCGGCGGGAGATTTGCCGCTGAGACGCGCGAAACGAATTCGCGTCGGGCGTGTTGATGTTGAAAATTTGCGTGTTGCGGTCGCTCGCCACGCCTTGCGGTTTGATGCTCCCGCTATTGCCGGGGATCATGTATTGCCGACCGTTCGACATGAACATTTCGGCCGCGTTGTTCTCGCCGACTTCGTACAACTTGCCAGCCTCGACCGGACCACCGACCGCCTTAGCGCCAGCGAAACCGAAGAACTCGCCAGCCGCGCTAAGCCCAGCCGACAACAACCCGCCGCCCCGGCTCCCGGTGTCTTTGCTCACGGCGCCGAATATCGAATCCATAAGTTGCGCGGCGGCGGCCTCCGCGATCATTCGTTGAATGACCTTGCCGAAGTTCGCCGCCATGCCGTCGACCCCATCGGCGAACGGGTCAAACAGGAAGTCCGCAAAAGCGCCTTGCATGTTGCGCGCGGCCTCGTCGGCGAACACGCTCATCACGTCTTTGGTGTCGGCTAACTTGTCTTGCGATTTCGACAATCCTTTGTCGAGGCCGGACATCACGTTGTCGTATTCGGTCTGCTTTATGTCGCCCGCATTCAACGATTTGCGCAGTGTCTCGACGCTGGTTTGATAGTCGTTTAAAAGTTTCTGGCCGTCGGTAAAGGTCGACTCTTGTACCCGGTTGAACGCCTCGGTTCGTTCGGTGTGATCCTTGATTGCCTTCTGACTTTTATCGTATGCGTCGACTATGGCGAGCGCGGCGGCGGCGCTTTCTAGTTGGGCTTTGTTCGCGCCATCTTGAGCGAGTTTGTACAGGGTCGTTTGTGTGGTGGTCATGCCGACGGTTGCGGCCTGCTCTTGCAACGACTTCACTTGTTTGTCGATTGCCGCCGCCGCTTTCTCCGCCGCTTTGGCGGTTTCGTCGGCCGCACCGGTTTGGCGTTCAAGCGTCTTTGTCACGACGCGCGCAACCGCCGCCGCTTCTTGGGCTTTTTTGGCATAGGTGCCGTCAAACAGTTTGTCGATACGTTCGGCGCCTTTCGCCTCGGCCGCGTCCATGTCGGCTTTCATGGTCTTAAGCGTGTCGGCGGCGATTGCAAAATCACCGCTCCCCGCTTGCACCGCCGCCGCCGCAAACCCGGCGAGACTGATAGCCTCGGCTTGCAACTCAGTGCCGAGGGAAATCGCTATCGCGGTGACAGTCTTTAGCACCGTGCCGAGGCCCGAGGTTTTATCGGCGGCGGTGCCCGAGTTGTCGGCGAGGTCGAGCATCAGCCCAACAATGTCGTTCAACGCGGGCAACAATTCGGAGGCAAGGTTGTTCGCCATGCCGCGACTTACCCCGGCCAGAACGGTCAGGTTGTCATTAAACGAATCGGCAGCGGCGGCGGCCTCGGCGCTCATCACGAGGCCAAGCTTTTGCGCTTGCGTGGTTAAATCCGTAATGCCGGTTTTGCCGCTATTGAGTAGCGGAATAAGTTTGGCGCCCGACTTGCCGAACAGGTCTTGGGCAAGTGCGGTTTTGTTCGCGCCGTCGGTGTACCCCTGGAATTTGTCGGCCACTTCCAACAGCAAACCGTCAGCGGTTTTTAGATTGCCGTTGGCGTCGCGCACCGACACGCCGATGTCGGCAAACGCCGCCGCTTGTTTCTTGCCGCCCGCCGCCGCTTGACTGATCGTCTTGTTAAACTTAGTCAGCGCGCCGGTTAGCGATTCCTGCTCGACGCCCGCCGTCGAGGCGGCAAAGCTCAAACCTTGATAGGCCTCAATGCTGATCCCGATAGACTGCGCCGTTTCCGCCGCCGCGTCGGCCGCGTCGATACTTTCCTTAATCCAGCCAGCGAACGCGCCAGTTGCGAACGTCGCAATGGCGCCGCCGATTAACTTACCGATTCGGGCATATCGCTTTTGCTGGTCCTCGGCGAACTTTTGCGACATGCGATTAGCTTTGCCGAGGTCAGATTCTAAGCGCGCCAGATTCGCCGCGATGTCGATTGTCAGCGTACCGAGCGACATAAATTCAATCCTCAGAACAGGGCGTCAATTGCGGCCGAGTGTTCGGCCGGGTCGTCGTATTCAAGCGGGGGGAGTGTGTTGGTTTGGATTTCGTAATCGACTTGATAAAACGCCATCCAGTCGACCAACTGCGCCGACGACATTTGCCGCGCCAAAGCGTCCACGTTCCACTCGCCCAAATCACGGGCGAGCTTGAACAGGAAAAATTGCTCGGGGCGGCTTCTTAGTTTTTTGCGGCGTCCTCGGTTGCCGTTACCGAGAATCGATTAAGGAGAATCACCGCGTCGGCAATCGCCCCTATCGCCGCTTCGGATTTGGTCGCGAGTGCGGCCACGTCGTCGAGGGTGAACAGGGCCACGCCGTCGGCGTCGGTGATGGAAAGGGCCACGAGGTTTAGTTTGATTTCGGCCATCAGTTGCACGGGATCGCCGCCATCTTTCTGCGCAGACATCCGCGCCCATTGGGCGAGAACATGGCTACGGTCGCGAACCGACAGGGCGGTTATTGTTACGTCACCGCCCCACTCGGCCACCGGGACAACCTGTTGGGCGCGATCTTTCGCGCCCAAGATTTGATCGCGATTAAGCACCGGCCACCTCGTACACTTCACCCGTGATCGTGACCGCCAGTGTCCCGGCGTTGGTGCCGTCGACTGCGCCCGAGTCGCTGAGAGAACGAACGAACCCCTCAAAGACTTTGATGTAACCGTTCTTTTTCACCAGCTTGAACCAGCGCGGCAACCCCTCGCGCTTGGCTACCTTGGCTTCGATTTGAAAGGCGTCGTCCTCGACGTAATGCAGGTCGGCCGACATGCCGCCGAAGTCTTGCAGGCCCAAGGATTTTTCCTTGGCAGTCGAACAAAGCGTGGTCGTATCGATCTCGCTTGCCTGTCCGTCGAAGCCGGAATAGGACTTGTGTTGGCAGGTTTCAAAGAATTGCAACAGCCCGGCAGTGCCGCCGCTGGTGTAGGTGGTAAAGCCGGTCGAATCGATGTTGGCAAACGTCACGGTCGTGGCGGTGGTCGTCTCGACGATTCCCTTTAGGCCGTTGATTTCAGTCATGCCGACGACGGCGGCAATCTTGAGAACATCGCCCTTTACAAAGGTATGCGTTCCGACGGTCGCGACAGCTTTAGACGCTTTCGAAATCGCGGTGATTGCAGTTGTCACCAGCGTGGCGGCGGCGTTCTCGATATAAAAGTGGGTGCCCTGCGAGGACACCGCGCGGCTTTTAGTAGGCATGGTGATATGTCTCCAAACTAATTGGGGGTTGGGGTTCGTGGGCTTGCGGGGATGTCGTCGGCGCTAAGCCGCGCGAAAACATTTGTTGTACAATCGGGGGTCGCCGCCTGGAATTTGCCGGGGCGATTCGTTGTAGGAGGCGCATCAAATGAACAAAGAAAAGAAGCCTCGCGTCATCGGCGGGTTAACCGATGAGCAGGTAGACGCAATGGGTTATGACGTCTCGCGACAACTTGCGGATGGGTCGTGGTTAGCGGTTTCGCGTATGACGTTCGGCAAGGGTCGGCTTTATTTCAATCTGGATCGCGCCGGGTTTGAGTGTTGCTATTGCTATGAGACTTTCGCCGAAGCGGTCGACGTGCTGTTGACCTTTGACCCGGCCGTGGACGAGGAACCGCAAGGTTGGTTTAAAGACCCGATGAACAATCGCATTCGCCCCAACGGTGACGCGTCAAAAGAAACCATCGGCTACCCGCCGCCCGAGCAAGGAAAGCCCGCGACATGACCGACGTTATCGGCGAAGCGATAGACCTAATTTTGCACGACCTACACGCGCTAGAAAGTTGGAGCCGCACGCCCGGCGAAATCGTGCGCCGCCACATTTACGCGACGGACATTCATTTGTACGTGCGGATAAACCCGCGCCATTGTGGCGAGGACAAGTTGTTGCGTTCGCTGGTTCTGGCCGACATCGACATAGCCAGCGACAAACAACGGCAAGGCATTTTTACGCGCCTGTTGCGTGCCCTAGAAATGGAAATTCCCGCGCTTAATTGTCAGGCGTTGGTGGTCGAGAACATCGACAATCCGCACCTACGCGCGTACCTAGAACGCATCGGCTACCAGTCCACCGGCTGGGGCGAACAGACCGTGTTCAAAGAAAGCCCGTATGGTTAAACGTCACGCGGTCAACTGCCACACCGAATAGTCGACGACGGCATAAAACAATTTCGTCTCGGGGTCGTACAAATCCTGATCGCTGAGAAACACCACGTCGAAAAGCGCGCTTGCCTCTATCGCCGCCTGTACCGCGAGCGCGATTTGTTTGGTCACGCCGTAGTCAGGCGACCAGCAATTAAGCTGTATGCGGGCATGGCGCATCAAACCGGAATCGGTCATGGACCCAATCCGCTCCCCACTGACAAGGCTGTACGTGATGTACGGGCGCAACTCCCCCTCGGGGATAACGCCCGTCGCGATACGCTGGCCGACAATGGCGGTCACGGCCGGGGCCGCGATGAGAACGGCATGGACGTCTGATTCGATCATGCCGCTTTGCTCCCCATTTCCTTAGCCAGCTTATCGGCCTCACGCGTTATTCGCTTCTTGCAATATTCCTCAAACTTGCGGAGCGCTTCGAACTTGCGCGCCTCAAACGCTGGCCGGAGAAAAGGTTTGGCGGGCATCTTGGCCGTACCGAATTCAAGGAAAAACCAATAGAACGGATCGTCCGGGTTGTTGGCGGCTTTCGTTCCCTTGTTGTTTTTAAATACGTGCTTGTCGTCTTTGCTCAATCCCTTGACGCCGAGGTACACACCGAACTTATCTTTTTTCGAACGCTTGATGGTGATTGCTTTCTTAACGGTGCCCGGCTTGCGGCGCTTGTCCGGGGTCTTGAGGATCGGCACTTTTGATTGAGCGTCTTTGCGGATAACTTGTGCGCCCGCGCGCAACGCGGCACGAACCACCTTTTCCCCGAGGCGAGCGGGGAGACGTTGCAACACGCGCTCGATTTCCTTAAGGCCAGTCACCTTGATTTCATCAACGGCCATCGGTCAAACCCTCGGTTGCCAAGATTTCCAGCGATGCGCCAATCTCGCGCGGGTTAATGGCGGATTGCATGTTGAACGCGCGACCGTCGTACACAATGCGTTGCGCGGTTTCGATCCCGGCCCGATAGCGGCACCGAATGCGGTGTGTGATTTCGCTTTGGGTTTGTTGCGCCGACAGTAGTTCGCGCCCGCTGATAGGCTCGACCGACGCCCACAAGGTCGCGACAAAATCCCAACCCTCAAGCGGTTGACCGAACTCGTCGCGGCCAGTCTTGCGCGATTCAAACGTCACGCGATGGCGGAGCGGGCCAAGTCTCATGCAACCCCCGGAATCACGAACGGCGACAACAACGAATCCACGCTAAGCGGCACGCTAGAAACAATCGTTCCGACCACGACGGGTTCGCGGTTCTGGTCCCAATGCGCGACCAACAACAGCAACGCCGACACGAGGTCGGCCGGTACGTCGTCGGCGTCACCATAGCCCGCCGTAAATTCCAGGCGAACGGCCATCGGTTGCGCACGGGTTGCGGGCCATTGCTTGCCATAGGCGGTGTGAACCATGCCGATCATCCCGGCCGGGTCCACGAGGTAATCCGCTGGCGCGAGGACTTGCGTTGCACCGTCGGCGTCGACGTAACTAATTTCCTCGACCGTCTGCAACGGCGGGAGCGGGAGCGAGATAGACCCGCACGGGAAGCGGTCGAGAATCAGCGCCCATTTTTGCGTGACGAATGCGCGCCGGGTGATGTTCTGCGCGTGCCCGGTGGCGGCGGCGATTAGCCGCGATACGCCCGCATCGTCGGTGGCGTCGTCAATCCGTAGACGTGTCTTGACCTCGGCCAGCGTGACGGGTTCGGTCGCCGGGGCCGTCAGCAATTCTAAGCGCATGATTAGGCCTCGGCGTTTTGCAGGCAAAAGGCGACGGCGGCTTTGTCGTCATCAATCCAGCCCATCGCTTTCAGAGTGGCGGCAGTCGCCGCCGAGAATTCGGCAACCTGATTCGGTTGGTATTGTTTCTGTTCCAGAATGAACGCCACTAAACAACGGGCGGAAACGCTTTTAGTTACGGCCATTTTTTCCCCCCTCCGCGTTAAGTAAAAAACGGGGCGAGCCGAAGCCCGCCCCGGTTGCTGCTTAGGTCGCGGAGTGCGCGTAATACTTCACGGCGGCGGAGTCCATCAAGTTACCGCCCGAGCGAATGAACGCGAGGAAACCGACTTGGCCTTTCGAGGCGTAGGCGGAATCGTCGAAGCGCATCAGCGAAACCGACATAGCGTCGCGAATGATGTACTTCTTAAAGTCCCCGTAAATGATGGACTTCGCGTTCGCCGCTGGAACGGCCATGTCGTTGTTAATCACCACGGATTTACCCAACAGAAGGTCAGGCGCACCAGCGGTAATACCGGCCTCATAACCGGGGGTCCAGATTGGACGACCGGCCGTGTCTTTCAGTTTGCGCAACAGGCCGCGAACGGTTTGGTTAAACATGAATTTACATTCCCCGCCCAACTGGTAAGCCTCGTTCACCGATTCCAGCAGGTCGACCAAATCGTCATAGATTACGGTCAGGGTTTGGCCGGTGGTGCCGACCTTGCCGGACGACGCGCCAGTCACAACGCCGCGCGGTTGGGCGGTGCCGGTGCCGGTGGTGAAGTGTTGGTTAGTGATGCGACCAATACGTTCAATGATGCGTTGACGAACAAACGCCTCGATATCAACGGACGAGTCTTGCAGCAACTCGATAGGCACCGCGATAACTTTGGAACTGTATTTGTACACGTTCAAACCGACGGTCCCGAACGATGGGTCCAGCGCGGCGGCGGCGGTGTTCTCGGCGAGCAGTTCGCCGACTTCGGCGGTGCCGTCGCTCGACGGGTACGACAGCGGGTTGCCCTGCGCGGTGGTCAGCAATTGCGCAACACCACGCATCCCGCCGAAGTCTTTCAGCGAGTTAATCAACTCGCTCGCGACCAGCGACGGTACGGTGTAACCACCCTCGGAACCGGTGGTGGTGGACATCGTGTTGTACAGTTTGTGCGCTTGTTCGGCGCTCAAACCTTTTTCACCGCGACGCATCCAGCAATCAAAAATCTTGATGTCGGACAACAGGTCGTCGGTGTCGCGCTTGTTCTTTGGTTCCTTGTGTTGCGCGTGTTCCTCGGCCGCGAGGTCGAGCAACTTTTGCTCGCGTTCCACACGCGAATCGATGTCGGTAATCTCGCCGGTCAGGGCGTCATACCGGGTCTGATTTTCGGGGGTCCAAACTTTATCCTTGGACTCGTCCAACAGTTTGCGCGCCTCGATGGCCAAACCATTGCGGCGCTCGCGCAGTGCTTGAATGCTCATGCTCATTTTCTCCGTGCATAAAAAAACCCGCCAATTGGCGGGTTGGGATTCGCGATGGCGCGAGGCCTAGGGCGCGATTTTTTCGAGCAGAGACAACCGGCGCTCAAGTGCCGCGCGGTCATAGCCATGCTCAGGTTCTGGGGGTTGGGTCAGTGCGGCCGGGGCGTTGCCGTAGGCCGCGAGGTTCCATTGATTTTTCGCCGCCTTTTGAGTGGCGGCGATACGATCGACAAAGCCATTTGCTAGCGCTTCCTCGGCGGTGAACCACGTTTCAGCGTCCATCCATTCCGTGATTGTCTCGGGAGACTTGCCGGTCTTGCGTTGGTAGTCCGCGACAATCGAGGCATCGACTTTGCGCAGTACGATGGCCGTTGCTTCGAAGTCGGCCGCGTTGCCAAGCGCAATCGTCCACGCGTTATGAATCATAAAAAAACCGCCGTCGGCGATTTCGACCTCATCCGCCGCAAGGGCAACATAGGTCGCGGCGCTGGCGGCGTGTCCGTCGATATGCGCGACGACATGCGCCGGGTGTTGGGCAAGTGCGTTCGCGATGGCGCGGCCGTCGAACACGTCACCGCCCGGCGAGTTAATCCGTAGGTGAATCGTGTCCACGTCGAGCGCGGCCAGTTGCGGCACGAACTCTTTTGCCGAGACACCACCCGCCCACGACTCGCCGATAATGTCGTACAGATACACGGTCGCCTCGCGCCCGGCTTGCTCGATTCGGGCCGTGCGTGGTGCGGCTTGATTGCTTAAAAAAAGCTGCATCAGTTTCATACGCTAGCCCCTTGGGTTGCGTTGGTTAGATAGAGAACATCGCCACCCGGAACGGGCGGTAGGTTCTTAATGCGGCGGGCCTCGTTAACCGTCATCCAGCCTTGAGCGCCCGGCCCGCCAAGCGATTTCGAAATCACCTCGGACTCGGTTTTGGAATCGCCAGCCAGCAAACCGTCACGGTTGAACTCGGCGAAATAACGCGTCGAGCGCGGCCACAGCTTGCGGTTCAATTCCTGCTCGATACGGCGTAGGTGCGGGCCGAGCGTGTAGCGAACAAAGCCGATGGACATTTGTTCTATGCCACTCCCCCAACTGGTCGAGGCGCTGGTTTCGCCGATCATATGAGGCGGCACACCGAACGCGCGGGCGATCTCGACCACCTGGAATTTGCGCGTTTCTAGTAGCTGCGCGTCCTCGGCATTCAGCGAAACGGGTTCGACCTTGCCGCCATTAACCAACAGCAACGGCTTATGTCGATTGCCGTTGCCGGTATAGCGTTCGGTGAACTGGTCGCGTAGGTGGTTCTGTTGCGCCTCGGTTGGCGCAACACCTTGCGGGTAAGAAAGGGCAATGGACGGCGATGCACCGTTGGCGAAAAATTCGCCCGCGTAGTCGTCGGCCGCAAGGGCGGTCCCGACCGCTTGCCGGGCCGCGTATCGGATAACCGATTCGCCCTTGCAACCATCAAAACCGAAGCCCGGAAAATGCAAAACATCGTGATCGAACAGACCATAAACCGACTCGCCGTCGCTCACGAAATACACCAAATGCCCATCGCGTTCGGTGATGTGTACGCACTCGCGCGGGATCGGCATAAGGGACGACGGGTTGCCGTTGCGGTCGCGGATGATTTGGGCGAACCCATCACCGCGCATCAACATACTCGACAACATCCATTCCCAAAACGAGCAGGCGGTTAGGGTCGGATATGGCGACTCATTGAGCAGCCACCATAGATCATGCTCGACCTTTTTCCGGCCACCATCCAACGTCCGTTCATAGATGGGGATTGGCAACAGTGCGACGGCGCCCGCGATCAGTCGCGTACAGGAATAAACCGCCGCGCTACGCTTGGCACTTTCGACCGTTACGGCCATGCCGGAGGACGCCGGACGCACACCGAAAAACTCGGCCCACTGGTCAGGGGTTCCCCAGCCGTCGAGCGTCGCCGCGTTGATCTTTTCAATCTCCGCGCGGAGCGTCGAAACTTCCTGCTCTAGCTTTTTTTGTTTGCCGAAAAATCGCATTAGAGCACCATAAAGAGGTCGTGAATTTGAGCGGTTTCCGAGGGTTCACCCTGCGCACCGACGGCCATTGCTAGCGCCACCATGCCGTCAATTCGGCCGGTTGCTTTTGCTTTGGTGAACTTGCGATTTCCCGCGTCGTCCGCAACGGTCACGGCGTTGGCCGCACACATCGTTAGGACCGGGTGATTACCGTGTCGCAGTTGCTTGGCGAGTAGCCGCGCTTCGAGTTCGCGCAGTGCGGGCGACATCGAGACGAACCCTTGACCGAAGTTTTTAAACTTCAAAAGTTCGTCATCCGAGAATCCGGCCTCGACTAACCACGGGGTTAGAAACCGCATGTTGTAACGGTCGAATGCCAGCGCTTGGACGTCGCATTCGTCGAACACTTTTCGCAACCAACTGGCGACAAACTGATACTGAATCGACCGGCCGGGTGTGAGTTCCAACAACCCTTCCCCCGCCCATAGGTCATACGGCACGCGGTCGGCTCGGGACTTTTCTACTATGCCTTCCTCGGGGAGCCAGAAGGTCGGGAAAACATCGCCCGATTCGCCGACCAAAACGAGCGACGTCAGGTCGGAAACGCTCGACAAATCGAGGCCCGCATAGACCTTTTGCCCGCGCAAAATTCCAGGTGCGGCGGCGTTCTCATCCCATACACCACGCGAAATAAACGGGGCGCGGGCCTCGACTCGCTGGTTCAAAATCAGGTTTCTGTATGCCGGTTCGCGACTCGGTAAACGCTTGGCGTCCGACGCTTGGCGGCGCACTTCGGTCTGATTCATGAAGTCGTCGAAGTGCGGGTTAGCCGCGCGTATCGCCTCGTCGCTGAATGGGTCGAGGTCGACCGGGGCGGTGCAAAGTTCAACCTTGTTTTGGGGGTCGGCGCCGGTCAACGCGTCGTCGATTAGCAGGCTTAAAAGGTCCGCATCGGTCGGCGCTTGCGTGCTAATGATGATCGACATTGGTTGGTCTTGCGCCGCGCTGGCGGTTTCCAATGCCTCATAAAGTTGTGACCGGGGGCCGACCACTTGCCCGAGTTCGTCGTGAATAATGAGCGCCGGACTTAAGCCAAATTTAGTCGAGGCGTCCGCGCTCAATGCCTTGTAAAACGTGCCGAGTTCACCGCACAAAAGTTCCTTTGCGGTGTCCCGAATGTTGACGTAGTGCGAAAGCTCCGCGCTTAAGCGCACGATCTTGGCCGCGAGTTCAAACAGAATCGCCGCCTGATCGCGCGATTGAGCCGCGCTGTATAGCTGCGAATTCGGCCGGGCCTCGGGACCGCACAAGTGCAACAACAGGATGAACCCGCAAAAGGCGGTCTTAGCATTCTTGCGCGCCATGCTCAGAATGAAAACGCGGGTCGGCGAATCGTAAATCCGCTTGAGCCAGCGGCGTTGATGCTTAGTTAATTTGACCCGTTGGCCTACATAACGACCCTCGGGAATGCGGCAATGGTCTTCAATCCACGCGCAATTCCGTTCACCGCGCGTCAGTCGTTTTCTAACTGCCACGGTTTGCGCCCTTTGCCTTGTGGGTGAACCACCTTTTCCGCGCGAATTAGGCTCTGTTGTGTGAGCCGCATCGCCCGTAACAGCGCCGTCATGGCGCGCGTTTCTCGTTCCATCATTGCGCCGAGCTTGTCGTAACGCTTCAACCCGTCGTCATCCGCCAGCCATGCCGGGTCAAACGCCTCGTGCTGTTGCGCGATGAGGTCGGCTTGTACCTTGTGTCGGCAGTATTGAGTCAGCATCGGCGCGTGTTCATCACCGAACCAATCGGCCGGTTTGGAATTCACGACCGTGACCCACACCGCTTTTTGTGCGGCGGTCATGTCGGCGGGCGGGGCGAGGCGAACGGATAACGAGGACGGGGACGCGATAACAAGCGAGGCAGACGATTTTCTGCCACGTTCTGCCATGTCAAATTCACCTTTTTGTTACAACTTAATGTGTCGGACCT